TCCAGGCGATGAAGTTATAGTCCCAAATATGACTTTTGTTGCCACGTCAAATGCTGTTATCATGGCCGGCGCCACCCCAGTTTTTTGTGAAGTACAAAAAGATACATTTTGTATAGATCCAGTACAAATAAAAAAATTAATAAATAATAAAACAAAAGCAATAATTCCTGTGCACCTTTATGGACAGAGCGCTGATATGGATCCTATACTATCACTAGCAAAAAAGCATTCGATATCAGTTATTGAGGATGCAGCTCAAGGTGTTGGTGTAAAATATAAAGACAAACATGTTGGAACTTTAGGTGATTGTGGTATATTGTCTTTTTATGGAAATAAAATTATTACATGTGGAGAAGGTGGTGTTATTTTAACTGA